CCCTGTAGCGGTCAAGCATGTTAAGTGCAGCAGTGGGATCAGCACCCGATGCGATCCTAGCGAGATCGGTCTCAATTGGGAAAGGATTGTCTTCTTGTGGACTGTAACTACCGTATGATGCTGCGGGCATGTGTCACCTTATCCGAAGGAGCCTTTGGTCGGAGCGATGAAACCACCAACTCCTTGTTGTCCTGGCGACAGTGAAGGAGCAAAGCCTTGGAATAGCGTCTTGTCAGGTGTAGGACCGCCGAACAAGCTGGCTATGTTCCCTATCGCTTCTTTATTCTGCAACAGAGAACCGAGGCTACCAAGGCTATTCAGTCCTGCATTCAAATCAGCATTAGGATTGGGCACTGATCCGGCAAGGTTCTTCAATGCAGCCTGGTTCAGTCCTTGTCCAGTATTCACACCTGATGCACCATACGCTGGTGCGGTAGACGCAGACTTGGCTCGATCAGCTAACAGGTTAGCCATGAGTGCATTCTGTCCACTAGCCTGTATACCACTGAACTGCAAGTTCGGATTAGATAGTCCCGCAGTGGTAGTCGCTGCACTCTCCAATCCCTGCTGACGTTTGTTGTTCAGGTCCGCAGTGCTGCTCAGTGCCTGGATGCGTCCACTGACTAGTGCATCCTTCAAATTGTTGTAGCTGGTCTGCCCCAACTTATCGAGCACAGGTGCAGCAGAGGTGCCTGCTCTACCGAACTGTCTAAGCGTATCCGCAATGAGAGGACGCATCACGGTGTTGTTCGCCGTTACGCCTTGCTGTGTCAAAAGTCCTGTGAGTTCGTCTGCACTCTGTGGCTTGAAGTTCTGTAGATTGCGTATCGACGTATCGTATACAGGTGAAGCCAATGCAGCACGACGCATTGCATTGGTATTCGCAAGCTCAGTCTGGCCGAGGTCAGTCGTGTTGCGTGTTACGTCAGCCTGTGATGCAGCAGTCTGTTCTGCCTTCGGTAGTGGGCCTAGGTTACTTACCCACTGATTAGTCGCAGGATCATACCGTAGCGTAGACCCGAACGAGTCTTGTGATCCAGCCACACTGCGCTGATTGATAAGCACAGCCAATGCACGCTGGAATGCATCGTTGCTCTCAGCATCACGCTGTGCTTGTTGTTCTAGGGCAAAGCTCTGCCCTTGTTGCCCACTATTGTTCCGCATCAGCGGACCAGCGACTGCGCCTAGTCCACCAAGCAGTGTGCCGATTGCAGCTACTGTTGCTACCATGTCATAGCGCCTTCATGTATGCATGCTCTATGCATGTGAAGCCTAGCTTCGGGAACAACGGAGTGACGCCATACACGGTGCGATAACCATGCACCACGTAGTCGATGCCCATGTGCTTGAACTTGCTCAGTGCATGTTCAACCATCGCTGTAGCGATACCCTGTCCACGCACGTCAGGGTTCACTGCCAGTATGTCACACATGGCCCAATGCGTCGATGCATGATGCAGATGCTTGATGAGCACATACATGGCAAAGCCCTGCAACTGGTTCCCCTCACGTGCAGTGAACAGTGCCAACTTGCCATTGTTCTCTATCCGCATGATCTCAGCCCAGTTCATCTCTAGCTTGGGCTGTCCCTTCTGTGCGTTCTCCGTCCGCTCAAAGTAGTCATTGAGTAGGGCATCTACTTCATTGAGACAACGCTCTAGGTGCTCTCGTTTGATCTGCATCAGAACGCTCCTTGGTTACCAAGGCCACGCTTCTGCTGTGCTAGTGGGTCTTCTAGTATAGTGCCACCGAGTGTGCCCGGTGCTGCATTGGGATTGGTTGCAGTTGGATTACCTGCACCCTGCACTGAACCACCTGCATTCAACAGGTCCTGTAGCGATGCGAACTTCGTATCACCCACTGCACTTCTCAGCGCACCACCGAAGTTGCCTATGTCACTAGCTGCCTTCTGCTGAGCCTGTGTGGTGAACGTATTGGGATCAAACGTGTCCGATAGACCTAGGCCACTAGCCGCAGAGCGTGCATTGCCTACGATGCTATTGATGTCTCCACGATCCGTGGACAGGATGGTATTGCCTAGGTTCTGCACCGTGGAGCGTGCTGCACTCTTCTTCTGGTTCAGTGTATCGAGTGCTGCCTTATATCCCGTATCACTCAGTGTCCCACGCTTCTGTGCATTGACAAGCTGACTGCTCAATGGATCGAACTGCTCACCCAGTATCTGATCCAGGAAGTTGTTCGTCGTGCTGTCTGGGATCAGGTTCTCTGCATACTGTGGCGTGAACACCTGGTTCAGTGCCGTGTTGGCTTGTGTCCGCTTACCACTGGTGATGTTCCCAATGATGCTGTCTGCTAGCGTATCAGGGAATGCAGCAGCAGGGTTCGGACTCAAGTCCTGAATGGAATTAAACTGACGCTGTAGCGTAGGCACGATGTCACTCGTCATATACGATGACGGATCGACACCCTGCAACTGGAATTTCCTCTGCACCGCAGCTAGTGCATCGTCATATGCCTTCTGTCTACTCCCTTGGAATGTAGTCTCAGCCGTAGCTGCATCCTGTTGGGACTTGGCTGTAGCTGCATCACTCGCTGCTTGCTCTTTCGCTTTGCGATCTGCGATGTGTGCATTCAACTGATCCGATGCAGATGCACCATGATAGAATGGCGAGTGGTAATCAGTATACGTGGTGCCATCTACTGGATCGGTGTATATCGTAGGTGAAGGATTCGCTTGTTGGCTACCTCCCTTACCACCACCTCCACGCACACCATGGAAACTAAGCAGATCGAGTTGACCACCGGGAGTGAACATTACGCTTCCCCTACATCCCGTGAATACTTGTATACGGTCCCAAACCGCTTGAAACCCATGTGTTTGTAGAGGCTATCAACCGCTACCGTATCTATCGAAGCAATGTCCCCTGTCTGGACCAGTAGTGCTCCTCGCACGTCGAGTGACCAAGATACGAAGCCTCGCATGAGTGCGACGGCAATCTTGGTTCGTCCGCGAGTGTCTGGTCTGACGAACCATGCATCCTCTGCGGCGAGGAGCTTCGGACTGAAGTAGAATGAGTTAACATGTCCAGCAACAAAGCCGCAGGGAACATTAGCATCGTCGTATGCCAAGCGCAGATAGTAGCTGTCCAGTCCCATAAGGTGTTTAGTTGTTGCGAGTGTGAAGTCCCAATCGAATGCTGGTCCTGTAACACCGAACGTTCCCGCGGCAACAAGTTCTCTTCCCAATTGAACCGCATGAGCTACATTCTCCTCAGTGAATGGGGTGATCTTCACCCGGCAGACAACTTGAGCACACGTGCTGCTGCTGTATCACACCACAGTGCATTGATTACATGCGGATCAACTGTTGGCAGTCCGCTAATGACAATCCTGCCTGCTCCTGCACCACTTGTTGCACCTGTTACATCCAAGTAGATGTAGCCGCTTTGCTTCCCTGCACCTGCGGCTGCACCAACTTTCAGGAGGATGTCTCCTGACGACCCGCTTGGTGTATCACCGGTCACAATGTGAACTGGTCCAGAGTTACCGGATGTAACTGCTGGACCAGAACTAAGCACAACGCCACCCGTCATTGCTCCTGTCAATGTCTGGCCTGAACCGAACGACACTGCACCAGTTAGACCCACATCGCAGTCACCAGTGCGAGCAACGAGTGCCCCTGAGTTGCCTGTGGTAGTGCCAGGTGTCCATGCAGCACCCGTAGTAATCGAAAGGTTGCCAGTGTCGCCTGTTCCTGTTGCAGCACCTGTATAGAGATACAGTGGTCCACTTGATCCGCTGCCTGTTGTGTTACCTGTCGCGAGATCAGCTTCGCCCGAGTTACCATCTACTGATGCCCCCGATCCGAAATACATAGACGATGAATTGGCTATACCTGTAGCATCAGGTGTGTAGAACGATGCCCATATGTCGTCTGGTGGGCCATAGTTCACAACATCAATCGTCACATAGTGCCCACCATCCCCAACGATAGTAGACGGTGAAGCGTATGATCCAGTGGCTATCTCCTGCATTGCACCAACCAGGATCGGTATGATACCTGTGTATCCAATACCAAGTGTTGGATCAGCATCATCAATCCCACCTGATCCATCTGGCAGTTCAATGCCCATTGGTGAAACACACGTCGGCATGACCGTTGCCATCTCTTGTGAGATGAAGCCATAGTCATGCTTGCCTGTCGCAATCCAGTCGAACTCGACAGGACGCATCTCCATGATGTATGCGAGATTGTCCGTTGCAGTAACGATGTTCTCCTTGAACCGACTGTCGCTGAGGTTCACGAACGCACCAACACCACCGACTGCTCCTGCACCATTGAATGCGAATGCATCTAATTGTCGCAGGTTCCAGATGCCACCCTTGGGCGTATTGAATACTATGTTGCCCTTACCCGTCGTAGCGGTGTTGTCGAAGTTCATGTCATAGCCTGTCCCCAGAGCTATTGACCTGTGACCGTTTACACCACCACTTGTCGTCAAACCAAAGTTGTTGGACGGAACGGCATTGTTGAATGATAAGACAAAGTTGGCAGCATCCATCACCCACCATTCGAGGTTAGGAATACCATTGCCATCCACATTGCCGAACGAAATCTGATTGCTGGTGCGGAGCCAGAAGCCCATTGCGGCATTCACACCAACCGCAGCATCCCACACTGCAACGGATGACTGTCCTGCATCCTTCCGTGCTAGGATGTTGCCATTGAAGGTCGAGATGTTCCCTGCAACAGTAATAGCGCCGTTGATCGTTCCACCACTGGTTGGGAACCGCGTTGCAACTTGCGTGTCCACATACGTCTTGGTGGTCGCATGATTGGCCACAGTCGGTGGTCCACTAAGCGTCAGTAGACCAGTCAGTGTGCCACCAGTCAGTGGCAGGAACCCTGCTCCGCCTACCTTCCCATCTACGTATGTCTTAGTTGCAGCTTCAGTCCCAGTCAACGGATCACGCGACAAGAACAGTGGCCCAGTCATGGTGCCACCCGTGCGCAGCAATGCACCTGCTGCCGTGGCTGCACTGTTCGCAGCCGCAGTTGCACTGTTCGCTGCACTTGCTGAACTTGCAAGAGCCTGCTGTGCACTAGCAGCCGAGGCCGCAGCACTAGCAGCAGCAGCGTTCGCAGCATCCTGTGCAGGACTGGTCGTCAGCGTCCAGAACGTAGGATGCAGTGTGCGATCCGCAGAGAACAAGCCTGTAGTGGCACTCGTATGCGCTACGTTGCAGTGATAGAACTGACCCGACACGACATCGAGTGCAGACTGTCCTACCGTGTATGCAGTTGCATTGGTCCATGCACCAGTGAACCCAGGCACGTTCATGAACTGATTGATGAACCCGTCCAGAATGTCCAGGTTCGAGTTCATGTTATCGTCCCAGCCGATCTCATTCGTGACTGGCTTATACAACTTCAGGAATGAGGTCAGCGTCGCCATGACTATCTCCTGATCGAACCATGCAAGTATGCAAGTGAGACGCTAATGAACCGCAGCTTCTCTTTGGTCGAACCGAAGAAGCGCAACTTCATGAGCTTGAACTTAGCTGTCACAGCCAACAGTCGTTCATCTCCTGCTCTACGCCCACCACCACCGTATGCTTTACCATACCCATCTACACCATATCCTGGTCCTGATCCTGCAATGTATGGGACGGCACTATACGCTGGCTGATCCAGGATGTTGTCAACATACGTCTCCATGGTGAACTGCGCTTTGCCTGTCGTATCTAGGCTCACGTAGCGTGTCACCTTGATGTCCATGCGATGCTTGAAATCAGCCCACGGGAGTTCCCAAGTGAACGCTACAGGCTCACCTGTTCCACCCTGCACTGCTGGATCACCGAAGCGATCTGCATTCTGTGTCCCATCGAAGTCATACGTGTATAGCTTGTTGCCACGGCTGAACACGATGTTCTGCAATGCAGTGCGGCATGCACTCTGCCACTTCCATCCCCTGAGCCTAGCCCATGCTGTGATCTTCAGCGTCGGGATGTTCGTATACGAGAAGCATATCGTCTCTGTTACAGTCACACCATCCGCAGCTAGCACTGGTATGAACAGCATGTAACGGAAGTTACGCAAGTCATACACTGCAAACACAGACTTCTCAATCTGTGCGGTGCTCAACGGCTGAATGAGTGCCGTGATCAGGGGATCGACTAGGTGCGATGCACGCACTGGACGCAGTGTGTTGAACACGTTGATGCGTGTGATGCTGTTCACGCCTACGTTGTCATTGAAGAAGGTGTCGTCACCAACGCTTATTAGTGACCGATGTGCAAGACAACCAAACTCCTCGATGAAGCCATCGTCTGTGGGCGAGTGCACCGAGGGAGTGCCAATGAAAACGCCGAGATTGACTGGCAAGACGCCCCGTTCGAAGGTGACGAGGAGTTTGTCTCGGTATGCGACCATACCAGTGATTGTAGCACCACCCAGAGACACACGAGGCCCAAGATCAAGGTTAACGGCATTATTAGGGGGGCCATCTCCGAACCACGTTCCCGAAGAGTCCTCATGGCTGATGAAGATCGTGCTAGGAGCCGCAGTAACACCTGCGATAACCGTGAACTGTCCATGAGCGATGATATACTTTCCAACTGGGACATTCACGTTACTCGTTGTTGCCAAATCAGCTAGGAACTGTATCTGGTTGAAGTTGGGATTTGCGCTACCGTCTGGACGTGTCGGATGTCCACTGACGATCAGTGGTTTATCCTTACCGTTAACGATCAGCAGGTCACTGTTGAAGACGGTAAAGTCAACGAACGTGATACCACCAGTCCATCCAGGTGCTGGTATGGTCTTGACTGTAACGGTCCCTGCACCGTCAGTTGTCGTGATGTTGCCTGATACTTGCACCGACCATATCACACCATTGAAGTAGACATGATTGACGATATCGCTCGTATCGGTGATATGATTAGTCAGTAGCTTAGTGCCAGGACGTAGCGTCAGTGATCCATCCGTGGAACGCTCAAGATTGTCGAGCACCTTGGCATACTTCGGTGACATGTTCAGGTCGGTATCGGTAACGTTCAGTCCGCCCTCGAATGAGCGCACAGTGCTAATCTGCAACAGGCTCTGTGCCTGCTGCCCACGAGGGTTAAGACTGTTAACCTTCGTCTGATACACGACTGTGCTTCTCCTGCACGTTTCGCATCTCGTGGTTCATGCACTGCATCTGTATCGCTTGGATCAGTTGAGCCGATAGCCTGTATGGCTGCTCACCAAGCATCTGCATGACAGTGTTCCACTGCTGTGCAGTAAGCGTTACGCTGATCTGATCTTCTGGGTTCATACGAGCGGTCCCACTGTGAATGTGTTGTTAAACCCTTGGTCAATCAGTGTCGGATCGGCTGGGAAGCGTGGATCAAGCATCGCAGACTGCTGCACTGTGTTAGTGATTGCCTGCTTCCTACGCTTCACTGCAAGCATCTGGAACTTGTTCACCTGTGCAGGCACCGTGCCATCATCTACGCAATACATCCAGCATGCGTCATACGTGATCAGGAGCCTGTCCAGTCTCACTAGATCACTGTCGCTTACTGGTATCGTTTGTGACTGTCGTGCATGCACCACTACATTGCCTGATGCAGTGGAAGGCCATACCCTGAACGGTCGATGGATGACTGTTGCATCAGGACTGATGAACACTGGACCGATGCCACTGCCCGTCAAGTTGAATGGATTGACTGATCCTGGCAACTCACTAATCTTGCGATTACTGCCTTCAGGATACACAGCCATGATGTCTGTGTAGTCATCAACGAACCCGATCGGTCCCTTGAGGTCCTGCGTAAGTGAACCAGTTATGCCATCCAGTGGCACAAGCTGGAAATACATGGTCTGAGGCCACCATGCCTCATCCTGCTCTAGTGTGATTGCATCCTGCACATGTTGCCTAATGCGTCCTGATGCATACAACTGTGTTGCAATGCCTGGGACCTGAGACAACTCAGTGATCACGTCGTTGACTATATCACCGACAGTGGTCATACTGTGCTCCTAATGAAATGGGCGGTGCACCAAACCGGGAGGGAATGTGCACCGCCCTCAGAGTGGCAACTCGTGGCGCCCCAAGAGTTATTACGCCGCTCTGATCCCGTGCAGACCACCGTTGTTGTTCGAGTTGATGTCGTTCGCCATATCGAAGATAGCCGATATGATGTTTGCACCATTGAGTGCCGTAGTAGGCTTATACAGCCCACGCGGATCAGTAGTAGTTGCAGTCGCAGGATCGAACAGTGCAGGTGCAGTGAACGTGCCTACGGTAACGTTAGCACCGTTGGCAACTTCTGCTACTGCCCGCAGTGCCTTATACGGCAGACCAAGCGTAGTGCCCCATCCCACACTCACTGTGCCACCAGCAACCAATGGAAGCGTTACACTGTCAAGATACTTGAACGCCTTCTTGGTCTCAACTGCAACTGCACCGGTCATGGTCACGTTGGCTGTGATTGGTTGACCCAAGTAGTCAGAACCACGCAGCGTCACCACCGTTGCATTCGCTGCATTGGCGATAAGCTGAATGGTGCGACCGAACGGATCGAGGATGTTCTGCGCATTCACGTTCGCAGTCAGGTCCAACGTTACCGCAGCAGCAACACTTTGTGCATTGACGATGTTGTTCGTGACAGGTGCAGCAGGTGCCAGGAACGACACACGTGTAGCGTTATACATGTTCACGTCCGATGCATATTGCATGGCCGGAACATACATGTTGATCCGACGAGGGAAGTTCGTCGGAGGGGTCATTACGACAGCCATTACTCGATGTCTCCCTGATCAAGCTCAGTCAACCCACCAACAGTTCGGGGCCGATTGCGCTCCTTACGTTGCACGATCTCTTTCGGTGTCAGGTTGAAGTCATCTGGCACAATCTCACCAGTCTCCATGTCCACCATCTTAGGGTTATCCAGCACACCGATACGCATCAACTGCTCTACGTCATCGGCAGCGACTAGCATGCTGTGGCCCTGTGGGAAGTAGATCATGTAGGCTTCGGTGAACTCCTCTTTCACTGGTGTCATCGTGCGCGTGATGATCGACTTGTCCTTTAGTGGACCGATCATACGCACGTCTTCACCAATGTGCATCACCGTTCGTGAGAACTTACCAGTCACACGTTCAGCCTGGAACTGCGGCTTAACGTTTAATGCCATCAGAACCTCTCAGGAGGAGTGCGGTTATTTTCCTCTTCCTGCTCACGTTGAAATCGTTCGTCCTCTGTCTCTTCTACAGGCTGCTCATCTTCTCTGGACAGTGCACCGCCTGTAGTGTCGTTACCACCACCACCTTCGATGCTATCTTCACCACCACCACCACCATCGGGCGGGATCGGATTACCTTCCTCATCCCGCTCATGGAAGATCATGTTGTCTTCTGGCACAGCGACATACTCAGTCTGCATCAACTTCAACTGTTCTGCTCGACTAGTCCAAGGCATGTTAGCCTCCTGCCGCAGCGATGGCATACATCACGTCGTTGCACAGACCCTCGCTGTATGCCTTGTCTTCACGAGACATGGGGATCGTGTTGTCATATGACACTGCCGACAGTGCATTCAGCGTTGCTGTGCAACCTGCTGCTTCGAAGCCAGTCTGCCCTTCCTGCCACGCATAGTGAGTGCTACTGCTGTTCCAAGACGGGATCGGGGATACGGAACCGCTCATTGTGTCCTCCTAGTTAGTCATCACTGCGTGGGTTCGATACGCACGCCACAGGCACCACTGGCCCTGCCACACAACTCTAGAGCCTACTGCATCCACGTTCCACGGGGCCACCAACTCCTTCACCTTCATGTTGACGCCACGTAGCATGTGGAGGCGCAGATAGGTGTCGTTGATGAAGTATGCGAAGTTAACTGGGCAGTCTTCGTCATACATCATTGGTATGCCATTATGCATGCATCCCTCGAACCCGAGGTCGAACATGCGCTTCCCCGCCTTACCTTCACTAAGTGGGATAGTGAACTTGTCCCGCACTGCCTGACGGTAGATGCGGTAAATGTTACGCCCTGTAAGGATGACGGTGGGACGATCACCCTTCAGTGTCAGGTCCATGAGGATGTCATCGAACACTTCTTCAATGTTCGTCGAGTCCACACCACCAGCGAAGATATATGCACTGGTTCGCCACTGAGTGATGGTGCCACGATTGATCCCACCGAGTGTGCCAGTAGTGGGATTGGTCGGAATGAGCGTAAGCAGACCCTGTGGATCAGTGCCACCACCTGCTGCATACAGATACTGCGAGAACTTATCCTTGATGCTCTCCTCAAGGACGTTCATCTTCTCCTTCATCAGCTTGAAGATCGCAGCAGAACCGTTGTTCTCGTCCTGCTCCTGATCACTGATGATCACGCTACCAGCTACTCGCGAATACCCATACTCGACTGTCTCGAACTCATCCGTCTGGTTAACAGGCAATGGCGCATAGTAGCGGTACGAGGTGACGTTGGGATTGCGTCCGATCGTCAGTGGATTGGTGATGTTGTAACCACCATCCTCATACTCTACACGATCATTCGCAAACACCCATGCCATCAACGCATTCGACTTGATGCTGGCCATCACCAGCTTACGCCTACTCTTCGTCAGTGTGCTGTGCAGAACGTCTGCAACAGCAGGGACAATAGTGCCAACAGGCATAGCCTACTCCATCAGTTAAGTTGCACCCCTGTCTCACGCATCGCAGACCGTATGATGTCGGCCCACGATGCGTTCTCATTGAACGATTGCCCACTGTTAGGTTGCTCAACTGGTTGAGCACCATTGCCCCTAGCACCGCGTGCTGGCAGTGGACGTGTCGGCTGCTGAGTAGGCTGCTGATGGGTAGGCTGCTGACCCTGCGTTGCAAGCTGGGGCTTCAACGGCTGGGTCCAGTCGAGACCGTGCTCATGTGCCCAACGGATCATCCGCGTATAGGCCCCATGAAGGGTCAGTGTCGGTTGAGCCTGCAACATTTCTGAGAGCACGTCAAGGTTTGCATGGGCCTCCTCGTTCTCATTCAGGAAGGTGTTCAGTTCTTGGGTGGATTTCTCCACAATCTGTTGTTGTTGCAGGGTTTGTTGGTGCTGTTGGGTGATCGGTTGGAGCTTCCCATCGATCATTCGAGCGATGGCAGTCATGTCCATCCCAGGGGTCACCCCCTGAGTGAGAAACGGTATCTGGTATCCCTTCGACTTCACCTCTGCTACGAGATACTCAAGTGTCTTCACCGGATCACGCATGAAGTCACTCATCACACGGATGGCGATGACCTGATCTGGTGGTGCGATATTGAGCCTTACCGCTTCACGGGTTACTTCGCTAATACTCTGCAATGCCTGTGAAGCTTGTCCCAACTGCGTCTTGAGTTGTGCATTCTCACGCTGGTGACGCTGGCCCTCTTCGAACACTCTGCGTTCGATACCACCACGCGCAACAGTGCGTCCCGTTACAGGATCAACTAGGTCACGTGTGTTGGGATTATCAGGGTTCGGTTGTTCGAGTAGTCCGTCGTGTCTACGTCTAATCTGCTGTTGCGCAGGCTGCTGAGTTCCGCTGCCTTCACCACCTGTCTGAGTAGGCTGTGCTGACGTGCGTCCACCTCCACCGCCATCTTGCGTCTGCGGCGTGCCTTGCGTCGTGTCGCCACCACTAGTGTCGGCACCACTATCTCCTGTGTCATCGCGGAAGTCGGGTATAGTGTTAAGTATGCTGTCTTCAGTTGTGCCACTCATGCTGCTTGTCCTTGTGGTGCTCCTCCACCCCCACCCTGGCTACTGAGCATCTGTTGGAATATCTGTGCTGGTGGTATACCCTGTGCTAACGCTTGACCAATTGCTTGCAGAACAGGTGGCGGTAGCTGCTGCAACGCTTGAACGACAGCCGCTGCAACCTGCATACCACCACCTGCCTGCGGTGCACCTCCCATGGAGGCAGGAGCACCACCGGGTGCCGAGGAGCCTTGTGGCGCTCCAGGAGCACCGCCTTGTTGGGACTGTGCCATCATTGCTACCTCTTGCTCGATAGCGTCCCAATCCTCCTTACTGATCATAAAGTCATCGAACGCCTTACTCATCATGGTGAGCGTAGCCTTCAACGCACTTGCAGGTGCTGCACGGACATACTGAGACAACACTTGTCC